CCCTGCCAAAAATCGAATGGATTAATTGGAGTCTCATCTGCGAACTCAGGTTTCATTGCTTCCTGAATCTTATCAAAGATCTTCTTGCCATACTTGTACAAGAATACTTTACCTTCATTCTCAGGGTTAGCAGGATCGCTAACGATATAGATGTTACTGTAATATGATAACCTACGCTTCTGCTTACGTGCTATCTCTTTGTTAGCATCAGAACCAGAGTTCCACAACTGTGTGTTGTGCTCTGATACAGGATCTTTCTGTCCTAATGTGGTTAGAGAGTTTTCAATAAACCAACCACCTGGTCCTTGGAATGCGTGTGTGTATACTCTTGACCAAGGAAGTTCACATCCTTCTGGTTCTGGAAGGAAACGAATGATTGCATAACCATTACCAGACTTATCTACGACTGGTTTCCAAATACGATCATCTACATTACTGTTTTTATCATTCAGTTTCTCAACTGACTTAATAAGTTTCTCTGTAAGAGAACCAGATCTGGATTTCTTTTTTAAATTTGCGAATGACATGCGGATTAATTAGGATAATTCGGATATGTGTGTATTATAATCTATTGTAGATCACTTGTCAATACTTTCTTCCAGTTCCTTGATTGTATCATCAAGTTTTGCAAAGAAAGCATCCATAGTATTGATTTCACTTTGAACTCCAAACATTTTAGTAGAATCCATCAACCTTTCTTTCATTTCTATAGCATCCTTATCATCAGATAAAGAGATACGAAAGAAGAAAAGTTTTTGCTTTTCAAGAAAAGTTTTCAATGCTCTCAAATGTTCTTTCTTCTGTTCAGGTTTCATTATGGGAAGATATGGCATCTGCATAACAAGTTGTTGTTGAAGACCTGATAGTTCAGCAATACTGCGTTTAACTACATCAGATTTAAAAAATTCACTCATTGATACCTCTCTTTTACACGTTTAATTAAGTGATCTTTGTATTCACCTACATCAATATTTAGGAATAAACTATACTTTTTTATCTTAAGACTTACGGTTTCCCATACAGGATCAAGAAGTTGTTTATCATAATTTTTGACGTATGAAAATATTTTATCATAGATTACCAATTCTTCAATAGAGAGTTTACCACCCAAGTATTCTTTCAGTATAGGTGGATGACCTTTCTTACAATCAAAGAACTCATCGTAATCATAACTATCCATCATATCTTCAGAGTTATTTTTAAAACTCTCAAATAAATTATCTTTATGTTCTACCCATTGGTTATATACTTTCTCTCCACCATCAATGATAGGGCCTATCCATACCTGATTAGGATCTGATGCTTGACTAAAATTTGCAAGAAAGAAATTTTTAATTTCATCGTCACTCTTCTTACGTGACATTCTCTCAAAGAAGTAACGATCCTTTCTTTTATTAAATGCACCTTCCGATGCTCTTGATCTACCACCATACTTGAAGTAATCATACTTCTCTTTGGTGAAATGATTTTTAAATGCTAAGTAACTTTGATATACCTCAAGAGGTTTCATAAAGGTAGTTTGGCACGAGATGTTTTCTTCATAAAGTTAAGTTCTATAGCATCACACTTTAACTTTTCCTTTAATGGTTTTGAAATTAATTTAGATACAGACTCCATCTCTATCTTATTCTCTTCGCAGAATGTTAAAATAGCATCAATATAATTGAAGTTATAAGTCTTAACTAACTTTTCTATTTCCTGTGCAAATCTTGATTGGCATAGAAACTTTTCCTTCAGTATATCATCTACTTTGGATTTAGTTTTCTCCATATTCTCCTGTTTTGTGATCGACAAATTTTCTAATGTACCTGGTAAGAAGTTTAATATACTCACCTTTGTTACGCTTTTCATAGACAACGCACTCTCCATTTTCAGCCACCATAATAGTAATCAATTTTTTAACTGGAATACCAGTCATTTCATAATACATACAAGCGTATGCAGTTTCTTGGACAAAGTAATTCTCTATCCATTTTTCGGGTTTAATTTTTGTTGAAGTCTTAAAGTCTATGACCGCAAGTTCTCCATCGTATTCTGCTATGCAGTCAACTCTACCAGCAAGACCTAGATAATCGCTATATAGTGACTTCTCTAATGCGTGTATGTTATTTATACGGTCAAGGTTTTCCTTCGATTGTAAGAATAAAAACTTTGTAGATGGAAGCATTTCACAACCATCAATAGTACCATTCTTAATATAGTATTCTACCACATCATGATACTTTGTACCACGAAAGGTAGACTCTTTGGTAATCCTGTTTGCCTCTACATCTCCAACCCTATTTCTCCACTTAACGAAGACATCACGATTGTAGAAACTAGTCACAGAAGTGATTGAAGGATACATCTTACCAGAAGGAACCTTATAAAATCTGGTTCCGTCTATAGTTTGTGCTTCAAGATCAACTTCTTCTTTTAAATGATCAATAAAGGTAAACATTACATACCGAGAGAAAGTTTAGTTAGAAGGTATTTTCTAACAAGTCCAGAACGAACTATGTCTTCAATACCGAACTCAATGGAACAGAAATCTTCCTGCATGGAAGAAATGATTTTCATAAAATCTAAAATACCATTTCGTTCATAGGTCTTGGTGAGATCAGTTTGTGAAGCATCTCCACAAAATACAATCTTTGAATCTTGACCTACTCTTGTTATTATACTATCAAGTTCATGAAAATTCAAGTTCTGCATTTCATCAACAAGAACAATAGAATTATCCAATGTAGTACCTCTTATAAAAGAAGTAGACCAAAACTTAATAGTCTCTTGTGCTTTCAATGCACCATAAAGCATTTCAAATTCATTATCATCTGACATCTCAAACATATACTTAACCATATGCTTATATGGTATCTGATATAAGAATGATTTATCCTCATGATCACCTGGTAAGAAACCAATTTCTCTAGTAGATACTAAAGAACGTACAACATATACATTCTCATAAGGAGTCATCTGATCTAGAACTTCACGAAGAGCAAGGTACAATGCAACAAAAGTTTTACCTGTACCAGCAGCACCATAAGCAAAGATATTTTGACCTTTCTTATAAGCATCAAAAAACTTTTCCTGACTCTTGGTTAATGGTTTAATATCAACCATCATGTCAGTGTTAATTGGTTTCTTTCTTTTAAGTTGCTTATTACTCATGCTACCAATACCCGAAGAATTTCCGTTACCGTTCCTTTTTTTAGCTGGCATATCTACCTATCCTATAATGGTTTAACATTTGCACCAGGCACTGAACCCACCTTATGCAAAACATCATTCCATCCAGGATATGACTTTCTCATTTTATCTTGGAAGTCTCCAACCTCACCTGCGGATGCACAACCTTTAGACCAATCTCTATCCCAATCAGGATTTTGATCTCTCCAATCAGAGTACTCTTTCATAGTCATGCGAAGTTCTTTTTCTTCACCAGTCTCTTTATTTTTTACAGGATATGTTGGCATAATTGTTTAACTTTTGTAAAATTATTTAGACCCATTCAAGGGCTTCTGATACTGCAGGGAATTGTTCGGTAAACACCTTCCTACATGCTTCTGCAATCTCCATGTGTTCCTTCTGTGTACCATGTGCAGATCTTAGATTAATATAATGTATCCAAGAACGACATGAACCAGTCATATAGATTCTTGTAGGAGTGCATAAAGGTAGTACCATTCTAGCACACTCTTTAGCAACACCGTCCTCTAGCATTTGATTGTAAAGTGCTAGAGAAGAACTAAACAATGTTTCCATCTGTTTGTTCAATGTCTCTACCATCTTAGGATCTAAATCATCAGTAGAGTTCTGACGATTCTTTTCATCCTGCCTACGAAGTTCTGGAAGATCTATATCCCCAAGAGCAGTACTGGCAGCATATCTTTGAGAAAACTCTTGATAAGTAAAACTACGATGTCTTAATATCTGTGCAGCAATAGCACGAGTTGTTTCAATTTCCAATGTCATAGAAGATTGCTCAAAGACACTCCAATGATTATGTCTAATACAATACTTCAATAAACCAGCAAATTTTTCATTGTCCTGATTGGATGGGTTAGATACTCTGGCAATATATGCCATAGTCTTTTCCGCATCAGGAGTAATACTTATAAGTTTTACAGTCATAAGTCAATCTCGATAACCATCAATCTAATAATAAGTTTATATATTATAACATAAAAAAAGAAGGGTTGCAATAACCCTTCTTTAACGTATATGTAAGCGTTGAATCAAACAGCTACAAGTTTCTTAGAAACTTTGATACCACGATACATTAGATCGTAGTTTCTATGCTGTGCTGCTTCAGCGAGTACTTTCTTGTTGTACTCTGCAGAGTCGTACTCGACTCCACGATAAGTGACTTTTGCCATTGGCTTTCTCCGAAGTTAGGGATTTTGGCCCCGTTCCTTCAGTCGGCTTTTGCGTCCTCAAAACATCCCTCCTCTGTAGCATCTTTAACTACCTGAACAAGTTCAGATCTATGAGGTGCAGATGGACTTATCTTTGAGATAATTCTTTCTGCAGTCTCACACGTTAATAAACTAGCGAGAAGTAATTCCATGAGGATGAACGATTCCGTTCCGAGTCGGCTTACTTGCGACCTCTAATGAGGTTGAACGATTGTGTTAATAATAACACAGTTATATTATATAGTCAAGTACTTTTGTAATTTATGATACAGTTTTATAACTGTCTACCATATTGGTCAAGTAAATTAAGTTTTTTTATTTCACCCAAATTAGATCTTTCCTTCTTTTTAATTTTCTTATACTCCTTCATAATCCTATCCACTTCAGATTGATTAACTTTGACATTTAATTTCTCTCCAACATCATTGGCAAATCCAAGACCATTCTTTTTGGTCTCTTCTGTTTTATCAACGTAATCATTTATGCCATCCTGAATCTCATCACGAATAATTTCGTTAATGTATTCTTTTAATAAATCATCATCATTCATTCTCTTCTCTTCCTCTTTTTCTTTGGTTTTTCTTCTATAGTAGTATTGTCAAAGGATCTTGGACTTACAATTCCTTTTGTCCAAGCAATACCTTGAACATTTTTATACTTGTCATAGTAATGATCAAATATTTCATTAACAGATCCTGCTCTTGTTATATCATACTTAACCTCTTCCTCAACCTTATATGTTACTAGAAAAGAGTCAGATGGTAATTTCTTATCATCTGCTTTATTTTTTTCACAATGTTCATGTAAGAGTTGCATTATTAACTTCTTCCACCCCAAGTTATTTGTGGATATGCTTGTGAAACATTTTCTTTAGTTATCTTATATTTGGTTTCTAAATCTTTATCTTTTACTAAACAAAGAATCTCTGCTTCTTTTGGATGCAATCCTTGAAGTATTTGAATAAACATAGTCTCTCTACGAAGACCACTCAATTCATTATTACCACCTTTAAGAAAATTATAAAACTTCTTATACTCTCTACGAATAGAAGTTTGACCTTCAACACTATTGGTACTATTGTGATCTAATGTACCAACTTGTTGTCCTATCTTTGTAGAAAGAGTGCCACTATTATTCTGCTCATCCTTCATACTAGAATAAGGAACTTCACCTGGAGGTAATAAAGATACTACACTCTCATCAAAGTTCCATATAAACAATGCTCTTAATGAAGGGTGATCATATTTTCTCAATGCTTCAACCTTTTTTGCCTTTGTTCTTTGCTTCGAAACAATATCGAAAATCTCAAAGGTAAATGGATTTGGTGGAAGATCAGGTAAAGCAACTGGTGCTTTTTTAACTTTAACCGTCGTCTTCTTCGTTGTTGTCTTCGCTGGTGTCATGTTGTTCAAATCTCACTGCTAAAATTTCATCAGGAATTAAATTCCCATTTTCATCATACATCTCTGGATGAGTGTAGATCACTTGAGGTGTTGTTTCGTATGAATGTTGTCTTGCCATCCATCCTATCATACCTCCTACCAATAATGCAAGTAGTGACACTGTTGTGGTTAGTGTCAGGGTTACTATGGTCATTTCCATAATGCTCCTCCACGGGCTGTTTTCTTTTTCTTGATGCTTAAAGAAAACTCAAAAGTAAAATGTATTTCTCTTTTAAAGAAAGATACAATTTTTTCAAACCTAATACCTACAGGTTTGACCTTTTGAGTTTTGGGTCTCCCTCCTGCAAGTATAAATTCTACTCCTCTATTTATAGGTAAATTAGAGGATTGATTTTTCTTGGAGATATCTGATTGAGTCACTACATCCTCCCAATTTTTTTCCATTTAAAACAATTTGAGGAAACGTAGTTCCTTCTCCAAACTCTCCATAAAAACTAGGTCTATTAAAATCCTTATCTAAAGTGTAGACCACATGATTGAGTTGTGATAATTCTAGCACTTCTATTATCTTTTCGCAATAGGGGCAACCTGGTTTTGAGTAGACAGTAAAATTTAATGTCTCAAGTGTCATCGTTGATACCTTTTTGTAAAAAACTATTTAACCTTGCCAGATCATGTCAGGCATTGGTTGTTGTACTGGTCTATTAATAATTAACAATATACCATATCCAACAAACCAGATGATATTAAACAACCATGCTTGTCGCCATAAGTACTTTCTAATTCCCATAGCAATAGTTACTTTTTTAACTGCTTCAGGATCATACTCATTACCTATAGATCTAAGTATCTGTTCAATTATAACTGCAATGATTGTACCTACCACTAAAGGATAGAATACAAAATTTGCAAATGACATAATTGATATTAGGAAAGTCATTTTTTAAATACCCCTAGTTTAGATAGTAACCATAATGTAACTATTGTCCAACCTATAACATACCACATAATCAATCTAATGAATCTAAATTACCGTGTTTAACTGGTTTATGATCCTTCATACCATCATGATTACCATCACCTGGTAACTTACCAAAAGCACAATATTCAATTGCTTGAATGGATCCTTCTAATCTTTCTAACTGTTTCTCTAATTCTAACCATCTATCATATGAAGGTCTCAAACCCTGTTGTTCAGTCTCTAATTGATTTACTCTTTTAGTAAAACGTTGGAGTAACTGTTCATAACTTTCAGTCGTTTTCATGAATCTTTTTCCTCTTAATAATAATTTGGTCATTAGCATGATCGGGAACAAACTCCAACACATCATCATGAGGCCACATCATTTCCTCATACAATGCATTAAGTCGATCCATGTCCTCCCAAAGATCGTTAATGTGTACGCTTTCGTCGTCAGGCATAAAAATCTCTAGGTTAAGGTTTTAATTATAACATTATTTATTTTTACTGTCAAAGTATTTTCTAATTACAGTTATTTGATCCTCATACTTGGCAATCATATTAAGTTCTTCTTCAATTGCTTCCACAATATTAGAATGCTCACCAATACCAGCAGGGTTAGTTAAATAAACTTCTACGTTTGCTACATGCTTTTGGATATCTCCTTGTGCATGTGATATTAATGCTCTAACTAATTGATCTCTCATTAAAGATTCTCCTCTTGTTCTGTTAGTAATACTACCACATCAGATGTTGGTTTGGCAACACAAGTAAGAGCAAATCCTTCTTCAAGTTGATCATCATCCAAAAAGAATTGATCCTCTTGGTCTAATGTTCCTTCTAAAACTTTCATACAACATGAAGAACAAGATCCAGCACGACATGAATAGTTGTGCTCTAAACCCGCTTCCTCCAAGGCATCTAGTATGGTAGTATCCTCATCACATTCAAAAGTATTTTCTTCACCTTCAGCTGATTTAAGAGTAATAGTAGCCATGTGTAATATATGCAACCGTATTATATATCACACTTAATGAGAAAATATTATACCTTATTGAGAACGTTTATCATTAATCGCTTTCTTCCATTCATTTATTAGAAGTTGAAGTTCTTTAATACGATCTTCAGCTGTTTTTATTTTCTCTTCAAGACGCATGGTTTTTCTTCAACTCATCTAGTATATATTGATATGCGTCCACTATATTTCCTTCTCCTTTCCTAAACAAATCTTTGTCAAAACTTTTACCTTCTCTCCAAAGCCGCATTCCATCAGGTGATAGTTCATCAGCAAGGAGTAAATTTTGTTCAGAATCATAACCAAACTCCAATTTAAAGTCAACAAGTGTGAGTCCTATTTTACGAAAGACTCCTTTCATTATAGCATTAATTTCTCTTGCATGGTGTTTTAATGCTGCTATCTCCTCACCATATCCCATTAACTTAATTCTATCTTCTGTGAGTAAAGGATCATCTTTCTCATCATCCTTCAAATAGAACTCAACCAAAGGCCAATTAATAACTTGCCCTTCTTCTAATGTTGTTTGTCTTACTATGGAACCAGCAGCAACATTTCTAACTACAACTTCTATTGGAATAATATCCACACTCTTACAGGACATAATCCTTTCAGGAAATGTATCAAGATAATGTGTCTTGATACCATGTTCCTCCATCAATTTAAATAGAAGTTCAGATATTTCCATACAAACTTTTCCTTTTCCTTGAGGAAAATCTATCTTCTTACCATTACCAGCAGTGACTCTATCCTCATATTGTATGAGAACTTTATCAGGTTCAGATGTAGTAAAGACTGTCTTTACCTTTCCTTTAATAATTTGTGTGTCAGTCATTATACTTTATCTGGACACGTTAATGATGATACCAAATCCTTTGCTTGTGAATTATTCTCACATAATTTGGTCATCCATATTCTTTCTTCTAGAGATACTTCTCCATCAGTAGAAATCATACGACAACAAATGTCTATGATTTTATTTCTGTAATTCCTCTTTAACATAATTAATCGCTGTTGGTAAAATTGCATACTCTACTCTTTGAATTGCTTTTGTCAATGACTCAACATCATCATCAGGTAGAATAGGAACTTCTTGTTGAAGTATTATCTCTCCACCATCCAATTCTTCATTCACATAATGAACAGTACATCCACTAACTTCATCACCAGATTCCATTGCCTGTTCTACAGCATGTAATCCCTTGTACTTAGGAAGCAATGAAGGATGTACATTTATCATAGGAGCAGGGAACTTAGATGGATTCTTAATGACTCTCATATAACCTGCAAGAATAATAAGATCTACATTCCATGCTTTAAACATTTCTATCATTTGATCTTCATCTTTATGTGCTATTCTTACATGAGGTATTCCCCATTTTACTGCTCGTTTAACAGCACCGCAATGTTTGGTGTTGTGTATCATCAATACAACTTCATGCTTATTACAAATAGGATTTGTGATTATGTTCTCGAAGTTGGTTCCGTTACCAGAACACATAACACCTAATCTCATTTAGTTTGCTCCGATACTATTGCTTTTAGTTTACCATCATCATCGACAGTAATGTTTATATCATGTTTAAGATCAGTATTCTTTTCCATGATTCTAATATCTATAGCACGACCTTCCCCATAACGAAACATAATGAATCTACTGTCTTCAATCTCCCACTTATCAGGATTCTTACAGTGTTTAAATACAGGATTAGAATGTTTATCCTCATATCCTTTAATCCATGTCATAATGTTATTTTACCTCCGTACTTAATATATAATCTCTTTACCTGTTCCTTATCAAGACCAGCAAGATTTATGCAGTTATGTAAACATTGACGAATACATTCTCTATCACTAACTGGTGCTCTTTGTCTCCATCCATCTTTATCAACATATGTTTTTGCACCTGCAAATCCATATCCTTCATCATCATCACCTGCTTCTACTTTCTTTAAATCATCACGAGGTGTTGATGGATTAGTATAACTATGTTGACTCATTGATAATAAGAAGGGTTATAATCTGTTTTTGATTTCTTGGATTGACTCCAAGGTTTGTACTCTGGTTCTTCTTCACCAACATAATATTGGAAATGTTTTGTATCAAAATACGATGGTGGTAATGGTTCCACATTATCGTATGGGCCTTCTAGTCTTCTCTTATATTCTCTTTCATCTAATACTTCATTGATAAGGATCTTTAATTCCTTAACCAGTTCATCAGTAAGTACTCTTCGAGGAGTACATAACCAAGGTTTGTGTGGTTGTATCTTAGATTCCTTTTGCTTCTTTTGATACTCAGGATCATTGGGATCAAGGGGCATACTCATACCCTGTGTATCCATTTTAGTGTATGTCATAACTATCCTGTTTTTTAAAAAACTCACCCATAGATGATTGCAATTGACCTTCATTTTCTTTAGGGTCAAGTTTATTATATCCCTTTATTTTCTTCCACTCATTATAGAGTGCTTGCAGTATCCACGACTGAGACAGACTCTTAGGCCCGTTCTCAAGTAATTCAAGATGCTTTTCGTTACTGGTGTAACTTTTGTACTCTTCTCTCCAATTGGAGTCATCATAAAGTTTTTTATCCATAAGTAAAGGTCTTCCCCTTAATTTTTGTATCACCTTCAGGTGAGGTTTTACCAGGTTTCATGGTTCCTGCGGTAAATCTTTTAACAGTTTTACCTGCTGATTTGCCGAGTCCACCCTTTCTTGTAGCACTAACAGTGCCAGTCTTCTTCGTCTGAGTAAGAACTGCATCTTGTCCATACTTCTTACCGAGTGCTTTTACTGCTTTCTTAAATGCTCTCTTACCTTTTTTACCAGAGGTGACTACGTGACTACGCTCTTTAACCTTTGTGGTTTTACCAGTCTTGTCATCCTTCTCATCCCATCTTCCCTGTACCTTAGTAGCACCAGGAAGTCCCTTGCCACGAATATCTTTATCTAACTGCTTAGCTCTTGCCTTGTTCTCTTTCCTCGATTTGTCACCTCTAGATCCTGAAAGGATAGCAACTCCTCCCTTGTCGGTCTTACTTTTGATTCTGCTTAGACTACTCTCCTGAACTTGAGAACATTCTAGCATAAATTCTGAATATGTCTTCATCGCATGTGACAGTTTCTTAAGTTATTTATCTTCTTCTGTTGCATCTAACTCCAATCCATCTAAGAGGTATTCATATTCTTTAAATAAAATACCTTTCTTTCCTAAAAGAATCATTTTCGATACGGTCATTTCTTCACTATAAAAAATCACTGGTTGTTCTTGTAGTCCTGAATCTCCACTCATGGTTTTTTGGTATTTTATAAATTATTTACGCATTTAAGGTTTGCTTAATACGTTTCTCCTTCCAATCTGCATACATTCTACCGTACACCATACCCTCATGGGATTTGATTGGAGATCCTTCAAGTAATTCCTTTTCTCTTTTGCTAAGAGTAACATTCATAGTAAGGTATTCCTTTTCCCAATTGGGAATATCTTTAATATATTCACGAGATATTATTCTTTTGGCAATCATAATTCCCTTTAGTGAGTTTCTCTAAGTGTACCACAGCCTTATTCAATATGTCAATGTCATAATAAAATCCAGCAAGAGATCTATTACATTTAATGCATATGGTATTCATAAGTTTTTTATTTCCATGACCACATATCTCACAGGTACCCAACTTATATTTCTTCTTACTCCTATCATTAACTCTTGTTATAGCACACTGTTTACACTCATAAGAATATGAAGAAGGAAGAGAAGGATCTTTCCTGCATCTATAGAAATCAGCAAGTAGTCCTTTCTCTATCCCACAAGTTCTACATACCCGATCCACCATAAGAAGGTGTTCAGTCTGTAGTTGGTTTTCAAAATCCACTAATCTTCTATAACTTCCTTATCTCTATCTATCTGTTCTTCGAGTTTATCTTTAGCAGCTTTAATACCTGCGAGTCTTACTTCAAGAGTATCCTCCCAACGATTATACATTTTCAATTGCCATTCACGATACTCTTTGATGCTCTTCCGTACTTTACAGAACATTTGTCTCAATATAACTTAATATTATTTATCATAAAAAAAGACCCTCCCGAAGGAGAGTCTTTAGATTCATCGGATGGTTCATCCCAATAGAAGAATTTCATCTGGTCTAACCGACAATGTTTTAATGGTTTCTTTAATTTCATCTCTTTGGTGTCTCTACTCCACCTTATTAATTATATCACTTAATGGATTACTTGAAGATTCTGTTTTAACTTCCATATCTTTTTTAGATAATACATCCTCATTATTATCTAACCAGTCTATCGTAGGTTGTCCACTGTATCCATTTGTCCATACATACCACGCATAAACCATCATACCAGTATTATACTTACCATCTTCTCTCAATGCTTCACCTAACATGGGATACCTAGTGAATACATATACTTTTTCTAATCCATAACTTCTGTCAGAATATATTTCATCAAATCTTTTCTTACCATGAAGATATGACAATGGTAATAATAAAGCAAACTTACTCTTTGCTACTAATTTTGCCCTCTGAATAAACTCAAAGGCAATAGAGAATGGAGGATTAGTGATAACATATTCATATTGACCCATCTCCCATAAGAAGTTAGTTTCTTTATCATAAGCAGTTACTTTATCATCTTCCCAATGCTCTTTTAATACTCTAGTAATAGCACCTCCACCACAAGCAGGTTCGCATACAGATAATGACTTATCAAAATCTTCTACATCCAAAAACTTCCGAGTAAGAGTATAAGGAGTCTCATAGAAATCAGACTTCTTTCTTTTACCAGTTGCATTGTTAGCACTAAAGTTCTTGCCTTTTTTATTGCTCATAGGAAATGATGTGGTGAATAATTTTCTCTGCAGTAGCCTTTAGTTTACCATAAATCTCTTGATTAGTCCACTGCTTTTCACGAATCCAAATGGTAGCAAGTTTGTCTTTATGAAATATGTACTCCTGATTTCTGGGTTCATAATCAGTCATAGAATCTAAACGATCATTAATAGATGATGTTGATTCAAAATCACATCCAGAAGCAAACACAACGTAAGGATAATAATCATAAGGACGGCAGTACAAACTAATCTCAGAATGATTTTTTACTGCACGTTCAATAGCATTACCTTTAGATTGCTTTTTCTTACCTTCTTTTAAAAGTTTATCATTGGTTCCTTGCTTCTTTGCTTCTGAAATTAGAATTGGATATTTCTTACCAAAGATTTCTGCATACACAATACCACCATCAGGAAGAATGTATGGATTTTTAGAGCACGACTTCCAATGAGGTTTACCAATGTTCTCTGCAATTTTTCTCTTCTCAAGTTTTCTATCCCAACTAAACTTAACTTCGGGAAACATACCCCGAAGATAATCAATTACTTCTTGAACTGTATCTGACAGTTTACCTTCAAGATTTTTTGCATCTTCATTGAAGATTGCTTTACCACCACCAATTTTTCTATGCGTCTCACGAAGACGATCACTGGAACTCATAACATTTTTGGTATTACTCATATAGTATACCATAAAAAAAAGCACCCTGTGAAGGGTGCTTATGACAATTATCGAATTGGTCTTAACCAACAGAAGGAGCGATAAGAGCAACTTCAGATGTCTCAGCAGCTGCTAAGTCAAGTGGGAAGTTGTGGGCGTTTCTTTCGTGCATTACCTCCATCCCAAGGTTTGCTCTGTTAAGAACATCACCCCAAGTAGGAACAACCTTACCAGATGCGTCTAAGACAGACTGGTTGAAGTTGAAACCGTTAAGGTTGAATGCCATTGTGCAGATACCCATAGAGGTTAACCATACACAAATAACAGGCCATGATGCTAGGAAGAAGTGCAATGAACGACTGTTGTTGAAAGAAGCATACTGAAAGATTAATCTACCGAAGTAACCATGAGCGGCTACGATGTTGTATGTTTCTTCTTCTTGTCCGAACTTATATCCATAGTTCTGTGATTCGTTGTCAGTTGTTTCACGGATGAGTGAACTGGTGACCAAGGAACCATGCATAGCAGAGAAGAGAGCACCACCAAACATACCTGCCACACCTGCCATGTGGAATGGATGCATGAGGATATTATGCTCCGCTTGGAAGACAAACATAAAGTTGAATGTCCCTGAGATTCCCAACGGCATACCGTCAGAGAATGATCCTTGTCCGAAAGGATAGACCAAGAAGACTGCAAAGGCAGCCGAGACTGGGGCTGAATAAGCAACACAGATCCAGGGTCTCATACCCAGACGATAGGACAATTCCCACTGTCTGCCCATGTA